TTACAAACACATCTCCAAACCACTTGCCTATTTTTTCTAATACCCGTGTCTTCAAGTACGGTTAAAAAATGAAACACTTGACCTTTGCGGTCAATTTTTGAGGTCTTCTTAATGCTTCCATCTTTTCTGTAATATTCCATCTTATTTCTCCCTCACTTCAAACTCGTTCCCCGCGATCAGCTTAAGCAACGCCAACCGATCCGCCTTGGTGAACGGCTTGGTTTTGATGGCGTCGTCGCGGTCAATGAAAACCTCTCGCGGCATGTCTAGCGACAATCGAACGCGACCGATACCCATTTCGACAAGTCGAATCTTGCCAATCCCGTGAATGATGATGTCGTGGTTGAGCTTGAGAATTAACGCGAGCATTTGATTCCTTTCAAAGTGGGCCGTCCGTGGCCCGTGGTGCATCCGTGTTTTAAATGGCGGCAATAGTAGGACTCGAACCTACACGCCTCTCGGTAAACCCGAGAGGCATCGCATGTAAATGGACGCGTCTTCCAAATGCCCGACTTGATCGAAGCCGGACCGTTCCGCCACATTACCGCCGCATTCACTCTACCGCGAAAACTTCGGGCGTCAAGGCTTTTGCGTTGTCGTGGACGTGATCGACGTGGTGGATGATGTTGTAGGTGTCGGCGTGGCCCGAAACGCATCGTATGCCCGTAGCACCGGACCCGTCAAAGCTGCGACAACCAACGCGATGATGACATAGTTGATCTTTTTCTTTAACTCTTTCTGATTTTCCCGATATTCAGCGATGAACCCGTCATGGTCTCGGAGTTTGACCTTAACCCCGTCGTCGGGGTTGTTCATGGTGTGGTCGAATTTGTCTTGTTTCGCTTCCACTCGTTCGACGTTCTCCTTTACTGCCTCGATTGCTTGTTGGCAGTTCCAGTAACCAGAATCGTTGTTTAATGGGTGTGCGGAGGACGGCATTTTAATCCTGACTCGCCGGAAACAAACGACGACTTATTGAGTATGAAACGATGGAGGGAAGAGACAGAATCATTTTAGCGAGGTTTTGTCAAGCGTGTCAACGGGTTTCCCGCATCCGCAAGGTTTCGCGATGACGGTAGATTTTTCTCGCAACGACATGGCGTCGGTTTGGCTGAACCAATCGGTGGGAATGTCTTGTTGAGTGCAGACTAGGCGACATGTGCCGAGTGATGGAGTGCCGCCGTAAAGCCCCTTGCGGCATTGGCCGTGGATCGCGTTCACCGGCGTGAATGATTTGCATGTGATCATGAAACCGCTGCCGTTCCACCATAGGCACCCACCAGCCCGAAATTGGGTGATGGGCATGATGTGTAATCGTTAGGAACGTCTGGATTGTCGTCACACGACGGAGGGTCTGTTCGCGTAAATGCAAACACGTTGATCTGTTGAAAAAACGACCCATCGGCTTGTATGCTCGTAACAAAGTTGCACGTCAAGTCCCACATGATGGATATCGTAATCTGGGCCGATCCAGTAAACGATACGCTACTGCATGTATTGTCTGAATAGAACGTCGCGGGCATAAAGAAAAGCTGTGAGTAGTGGGCACACGCTTGGTGATAGTCGAGAAACGGAACAACATATGTTCCATTCGGATCAACAAGACTGACGCTACCCGGTGCCGTATTGGTTCGAACGCAACACGTCGTAAGACCCGCCAGCACAATCGACATGGACGACGGAGCGTCAGGTAGCAGTATTTTCCGCCCGCTTGAATCAAGTAGTCGTTTTCCGGTGGCAGATAAAATAGATTTACCACTCAT